AGAATAGTATTTGGAATATCTCTAATTTGTTCTTTAGCTTGATCCATAGTTAATGTCTTTGGAGGTATTGCTAAACAAATAAGAGTATCTAACCATTGTAAATACACTGCAATAGCAGTAATAGGCATAAACGCATCATCGGGTGATGCATACCCGCGTTCTGGATCGAAATCAACCTCAATATCATAAAACGCAATATTTAATTTAGGCGCGTCGTGATTAAGATAGTTATCTGATAAGCATTTAAAAATTGGATTAATATCTGCTTCAAACAGCTTTTTATTACCGTGTATTGAAAGTTCTTTGCGGAACTCTTTTGTATTGTTACAAATTACTTTTGATACGGGGTCTCCGTAAATTGATTGATATTTCCCTTTCGGGTCTGTATAATATAATGTGTGTTTAACGGCAATATCTTTGTATTCCCGTTCACCTTTTGAATTTCTTTCTACAATTTTAATAACATCGTTGTCGCGATCAAACCATGCATCTACATATGACATTATGCTGCACCTCTATCGCGATTAGTTGCATGATCATTAATCCATTCCATAAACATCGCTTCGTCGCGTTGTTTTGCAACTTCTTCTGATCCATGAACAATGATACTGCATTCACATCTTACTGTACATACTTCCGGACGGATGCATTCCGTACAGGTATTAAATTCTTCCATATTGTATCTCAGTGTATGTGACTTGTGGCTCACAAATACCCTTTTGCAGCTTATGGCCTGCCTGCCGTTCCATTTTACTACTTGTTAAATACGTTTTGTAATGTCTAAGATTGCTTCAACTTCTTCCCAATCTTCATTATGATCCGCCCAATTTCCTTTATGAGCTATCTTAATAGCTTTATTTATAACTGCTGGTTTAACTTGTAATTCTTCTGCTACTGCTTTTACAGTATCTTTTAAGCCAGCTTGTAAGTCTTCAACTTCACGTAAAACTAAAGAACCTTCGTTAATTAATTTTTCAAGTTTAGCTTTTTCTTCTGGACCGTATGCTCTACTCATTAGTACTTCTCCTTTGTGTTATAAAGTATATATTATATATTCGTTTGCTCAGTATGTCAACTGGCTTGGTAAAATGAAGGTAAAAAAAGGCAGACTAGCTGCCTTTTTTAAGTTGTAAACTTTTATTGCATAGTACTGAGTTTAGCTTGCATGTCAGTAGCTGCTTTTGCCGCGTCGGCATTGCCTGATTTGCTAAGTTCACCTGTTATTGCTTGAATTTGCGCTTTTAAATCTGCCATTTCTTTATCACCTGCTGCATCTGCTGCATCTGCTGCTGGCGCTTGTTGGCCTTGCGCTTGTTGGCCATTTGGCATACCAAATTTTGCAATAGCAGCTTGTGTTAATGGGCCATTAACCCCATCAACGCCGTCACCATTAGGACCAGTTGTTCCTAAGTCTGCACCGTTAGCCTTTAATGCTTGTTGGATTGCAGGATCGATTGGAGGATAACTTCCACCGCCATGTCCACCGTGTCCGCCACCGTGATGTTTACCAACTGGAGATTGACCTTGTGTTTGTGCGTGTGCTGCATCATAACTGTTAGCAGCATCCATTGCACCTGCACCGGCAATTGCACCTGCCGCTACACCAGTTTTAAGTTTGTTGTTACCAAATCCCGCGCCAATTTTTGCAGCTTTACTTGGATTACCAACGCCGCCTGCTGCAGCTTGCGATGCATTTCTAATAGCATCAGGACGTTTAAATCCGCCCATAAATTCTTTTCCTGCAGTTTTGGCTGCGTTATAGCCAGTTTTAAGCCAATCGCCTACACCTTCATCTAAATGTGGTTGGTTTTCAATTGCTTCTAATCTGTCACGTAGTGATGCAATTGATTCTGCTACAGTTTGTTGTTTCATATCAATTCCTGCTTTTGCGTATGTTTGCGCATCCGGTTTTCCAGTTGGGATTAATCCATTTTTTTCTTGCCAAACTAACAATGCTTTTGCTGATTTTGGACCAAATTTTCCATCAGGAGTTGCACCAATTATTTGTTGTAGTTGTGCAATTGGGTTACTAGTAGGGGCTATATCGTTAGAATCATCTGATTCATAATCGCGAACAGCGTTAACTCCATCTAATCCAATTGATGCTGCAGTACCAAGCCCTGGAATAGTCGACGCAAGACCTGAAAGACCGGCTATACCGGCTCCGGCCCAGTCGCCCTTTTGAGCTCTGTCATATGCGTCTTTTGCACCAAATGCTAACCCTAAACCGGGAATTCGTTTACCTACTGCTTTTGCAGCTAGATCACTTGTAACATCCTCTGTTACTACATTGTACCCAAATGACTCAATTAGCGCATTTGATAAACCTTGTGATTCTTTCACTGCAGGAGGAATATTGTTAATTCCTGGAATATTATTCATTGCAGCTTGCATTCCTGGCATATTTGCAGTTGCATTGTTAAACATAGTGTGTGCTTGATTCATTACATTTTGTGCGCCTTGCGGAACTATTCCAGGAGGAGTAGCACCTGCTACTGGAGCAGCACCTGTTTTTACAGAATGTTTTTTATTATACAATTCAACATATTTGCCAAACAACTCTTGTAATTTTTTAATCTTGTCAGCAAGATCATTTGCTTGACCTGATATCTGCGAACTTTGATCAACTAATCCTGCATTTGCTTTATTCCAAACGTCTTGATTATCAAACCAACCTGCTTGTTCTAATCTAGCATTTTTAGGAAGTAACCCAGCCTGTGCTAATTTTTGGCCAACTTCAAAGGGAACTTCGTCATCTTCATCGCCTTCGTTACTAATATAATGACCAGTTACTGGATCAACTAACCCTTCTAACCCATTTTGTTTAGCAAGATCTGCTAACTTAGGAATACGAACTTTGTCATCTTGTTCATATCCCGATGTTATTGCAATAATTGCCGATAGTGTTAACGCTTCTGATAACATTGGTTTATTAATCTTATCGAGAGTGTCCATTAATTCTCTAAAATTCATCGTCTGTCCTCTGATTGCTTACGATTTGATTATAATGATCCATTGTTAGAACATTACCTTTTGCACTCAACTTAATTAACATTTCTGTTATATTGTGTAAATCTATGTCAGTTTGTGCATCTTCTCTAGCGTATTCTAATAAACGCATTAGTAACGGAATGTCTACTTTGACCACGTCTTGTGGATTAGATTTGGCGTTTGGCGGTCCTAATCTTAGATCTGCAGACTCGCCCATTACTTTATATGCAATCTTTTGAGCATACATTTTAAGGCTAGCATCTTTAGTAGATTGAACTGCATCTTGTTCTGCAGATGCTTCTGCCATATACTGTTTAAGTAATGATGGTCTAGTTTGTTTTGTAGTTAATTCTTCTTCAACTGGTTTAGCATAGTGTTGCATTGCCATTTGTATAGGCAATGCAACTTTATGAGGATTAGATCCTTCGGTTACAATTGACATAAATTGTTTCATGTCATTTGTATTTTCTATAGGAGCAGATGTTTTAACTGAATCCATTGCCTGTAGAATTTTCTTCATGTCCATGATTATCTAATCACTCGTGAAGTAATTTCTCTCAAACGTGTTAACTCAACTGATTCGTTCATGCATTCTTTTTCTTTAGATGATTTAATGGCATTATCAACAGAACCTTTATGTTCTTCTTTGCCGGTTTCAATTTTGCCATCTTTATCGTAATCTTTTTTAGCTTTTTCTTTAGCAGATTCTTTAACATCTGCTCTAGCTTTGTCTAATGCTTTTCCAAACTCTTTGCCGCCGTCTTTTTTAGCATCATCTTTTTTAGCAAATAGATTTCCGCCTTTTTTATCAGCTACACCACTTGTTTTTTTAACAGGTGTTACTGATTCACCATATACTGATCCGCCAAACATGCTTTCTGTTTTAGAATCACCTTCTTCAGATTTTTCTTTTTTAGGAGCTGATTTTTTTGCAAATGGATTTCCGCTATCTTTTTTAGGAGCTGATTTTTTTGAATCAGGTTTTTCACTATCTGAGTCACAATCGTCTTCGTTATCAGATGATTTTTTAGGAGCTGATTTTTTTGGTTTAGATTCTTCTTTATCAAATGGCGATGATTTTTTTGGAGCTGCTTTTTTTGTAGCAGTAAATTCTTCACCACCGGCATCACTTTCCATATCATCCGGAATACCATTTTTATTTTTATCTAACCGTTTTGAAGCAGCACTAAATGCTTTAGCTTGACGATTATATTTTTCAACTTTTACTCTAGTAGCTTCTGGGATTTTCTTTTCAACATGGCCTGCACCACCGCATGCGCTACACACTTCGTTAAAGCCTTCTTTAAATTCACCAGGATCTTTAAGTCCACCGCGTGATTTTCTGTAATGACTAGCATCCATACCGTGGCGTGTACCAATAACTGCAAGCCCTTCACCACCTAACAACATATTGTACATGAAAATAATTACTGCAGCCGGTGTTTTACAATTTTCAAGTGCGTTCTTAGAATAGTTAACTAGATCAGGAGTAACTGGATGTTTAGAGGGTGTTGTGATTAAATCAAGTGCTCTAGTTTTTAATGTGTTTAAATCAGCAATGTTTTGTAAACTGGTTAAATCATCTTTAGTAAAGTTAACTTCTGGTTTGCTACTACTACGTCTAGCTTCTGATAACGGGTTAAGTTTGTCAGCTTGGTTAATTTTAAGGGCAGCAAGAGATTTCTTTGCTTCCATTAATGCATTTTTCATTTGTCTTTTTTCACTTTCTGAGTACATATCGCTATTCTCTATCTTATCGCCGTATTCGCTAAACTTCATTTCGTATTCTAGGTAATGGTAAACTGAAGAAATATAATCTGCAGCTTTTGTAATTTTAGCCTGTACCCAAGATTCAAATTGATCTTCGTCTTCTATTTTTTTAAATAATTTAACGCTGTATTTTGCTAACTTGTATAAGTCAGCTTTCATCATTGCACCTTCGTCGTCAGCATTAACGTCGTGTGTATCCTGCTGTAGTTCATTTGATGCAATGTCAACAGTCGGTTCTGATAATTCAATTTTTGGCAACTCTACTTCGAGACCTGCAAATTCTGAAAGTTTTTTTCTGTGTGTCATGGTAAACTCCGTTATTGTATATTTAGCCTCTTTTAATAGTTCCGCCACCAAATAAGCTAACACCCTTCATATCTAATGCATTGTCAGTTGGTTTTTGTTTTGTTGGTGATGGCTGAGGAGGCGATTTAGTTCCGCTTTTTCCGGGCGATCCTGTATATGATTTTTTGCCTCTAGCGGTACCTGGGCTAATATGTGGGTTAGGAACTGTACCAATACTTGCAGAACTAGTAGCACCTGCTGATGCAGTTTCTGATATAATTTCTCTAATTTTCATAACGGTTTACTCCATAGTTCAAACCATGCAGGAGTTCCGGGTTTGATATTATTTTCGCGTTGATATTTACCGCGCTCATCACTGAACGTTTTTTGTTCAGTTTTCTTTGCGCGATATTCGTGTAATCTAGCATCGGCACCAAGTCCACCTAAATAATGAGCGATCTTTAGTTCTTGTATTGGATCGTCGGGTGCAAGAAAACAGTCATCAGGACTGTCTTGTAATATATTTTCAGATGTTATTTTATATTGTTTCACATTCTAAACCCCATACCGGTTACGCTTTTTATTAGCAACTGGACTAACTTTATGTACATCATCTGTTTCTTTAGATTTTTTTGATGCAACAGATGATCTGCTAACGCCCATTTGTTTTGCAGCTGAATTTAATATTTCTTCATCGCCACTAGTAAATGACAATGTCATAAAATCTCCACCGTTTGGACCTTTTTTATCAGTTTTAAAATCAGGCGCCCCTGCCAGTGCAATACCAAATCTATAAGCATCGTATGGATTATTGTTGTTATTTAATGCAGGCCATACATCTAACCCAGATGCTGCATCTTTTGAGGATTGACGTAGTTTACCTTCACGGATTAAACTACGTTTCATTTCATTTACCGCAATCTCAAATTTTCGTATATCTTCAGTTGTATATCGTTTCATTATTCATTCCGTTGTACATTCATTCCCTCTCTAGTAGCTTCATATAAGGTTTTACCACACACTGTAATATCTTCACTTACACCAGTTATTAGTTGGAAATTAATCTTGTCACCTATTTTAGCGTATTCACGTGCTAATGTACCACTAGCGTTATTAGTTTCATCTTTACGATCTCCACTGCTAACAAATTTTAATACTACATGTTCTCTACCGTTTGGGCCGCGAGCATAATCAGTTGTGCGAGATGGACCACTATTCCAATTGTTAAGTGCAGTTTCTAAACTTCTAGTATTGTTTCCTAGTCTATCACTGCCTGCAACAAAAGTCATGTGTCGGTATCCTCTATCATACAACCAGCATGCAGCTTGCCATGGATCTCTAACATATTCAGTTACCATAAAGTTAGAATAATCAGGATAAATTTTTTTAATAAATTCGGTTTTAACATCGTACTCTAATGGATCACTTTTAGGGTCATGTTTATTACTTGCAAAAATATATGCATGTTCTTTTCCAAGTGCTACCGTTTGTTGTATAACTTTCTTATGTCCAACTGTAGGAGGATTCATTCTACCAAAGCAAAAAGTTGCCATTGGCATGTTACTTTTTTCTTTAATTTCCTCTGCAGAAACTTTGTATTTAGAAAAGTTAGCACGACTAAATTCTAATCGATTAACAATTTTTATTTTGTTAACACCGGCACCGCACACATAGCCTTCGTGACTTATAATACTATTTATTACAGGTTGTACAGCACTGTACAGTTGATGGACATCTATCTGACGTTTAATATCTAATTTAAGATTATAAATTGCACTCCATATTTCCCATAATCCTACAATACCAATATAAATGTCGTTGCGTAAGTTTCCATTTGGAGAAAACAGTTTAGTGCGAGCAGATTGAGTAAATCTAGGTGTTGCAAATTCAATAAATCTTAAAACTATATTAGTTTCTATATTACCAGACTCAATCATACTAGAAATAAATGGACCTATTGCAGTAATTACACATTTACATTTTAACTCTGTTAATTTAGCAATAAACGCGTCTACAGCGTTACTGTGTGTTGTTATTGCGTGTTGTGCAGTTAATAATAATGCGTTGTTTATACTAATAATTGGTTTAGTTGTCATCTCAGTTGCAATAAACGTAATATCTTTACATTCTGAAAATCCGTTAAATCCAGTAATAGGCTCGTCTTCTGCAGTTAATCCTGGAAAAAAGGTATGGACTGCAATTCCTCCTACACTGTTAGAAATTGATCGTCCTAGGTCGCTGTTATGTTTAACCTGATACTCAACAGTGTTAGGTTTAAAGACAAATGAATCAGTATTACTAGAAGGAATCCCAGCCCATAACAAGTCGCCCATATAATAAGTATCAGTTACGTTTGGGATAATTCTTTCTAATGCAGGGCGCAAGATATCTTCTTTGTCCCATAGGTCACTACGATTAACGTTACGAGCATTATCGTAATCTCTAATAGTAGTAAAGTTGAGTTTGCCAGCGGCGATTTGTTTGAACATGTGTTTATCAACAAACACTAGTGTGCCGTTACTGTTGCGACCAAAAACTATAGCAGGAAACCCGTCCCATTTGATAGTTAATGTGTTAGTGTTATAAGAAAGACTAGTTAATTCATTAACTGCTCGATGGGCGCCGTTAGATCCTTCATTAATGATAAGATCTTCAGGATGTGCAATTCCTGCCATGTTATTACCTCTATATAATGTTAAGTGTGGTCGTAAGTACCGTCTTTCATATCTTTAGATACGTCATTAAAGATTTTCTTACAAGATAACTTCCAAATTTTAGTATCTATTTCAGTTGGTAGCTCTCGCATAGGGTATTCTTTAGTATACCGTTTATAACCATCTGCTACTGCAGTTTTAAAAATAGTATATTTAGGGTTGTTACCTGCTTTTTGTTTATCAATAAAGTTATACACTGCAGGTAAAAGGTGCCGGCGATACGCATCGTCGTCGTTGTTTAAAAAGAAAACTAAATCTTCGGTTAAATCAAAATCAATCTCATTACCGTCCTCAGATTGTTTAATAAACTCTTCACTTTTAAAGTGAGCATTTTCAAGTAGATCTTTAATACGCATAGTTAATCCCGTGTTATTAGTATATTTATACTTAATGCACTATCCGGTCAACTGTAAGTTTTATACCTGCAAGTTGCATTTTACACATGAGCAACATATTTTCACCGGTTACGTAAAAATGCCCGCCGCCGTAACTAGCTTGCTGCAACAACATTTCTCTACAGCCGTTAGTAACTCGTAATTTGTTAATAGCATCTGCCCATTCTAAGAAATCTAAATACTGTTTCTCAGTTCTGCCAATAGTAACACGAAATTCGTAGTTCATTGTTGGCATGTAAACTGTACCTGCTGTTAAATTAGCAGGCGGCATACTAATACTGCGAACTTTATCTACATTAATATCACGTAGTCTAATAATGTTGCTATATTCATTAGTGTAAATTGTAACTGTAGGAAATTCAACTCGAGTACTGTAGTCATCCATATCTGCTAGGTTGTTATAAATCTCCATAGTATATGCTAGATCTAACGGTGATCGCCATGTGTTATTAGTGTTAAGTAACTTTTCTTCACGATTAATTCTATTAAAATATGCATTACTATCAGGACCTCTAAATACATGACTAAATGCGCATACCAGCACAATATTGTACTGGTATTTGCCTTTGTATAATTTTTTAGTAGTATTAATCTGCATCTTCAACACTAAATACACTAGTAAGTACTTCTTTAGCAGTAAGTAGTGGTACTTTAGCTAACTTAGGTTTAGCAACAAGTGAAATGTTATCATCTACTACTGTAACAGTTAGCCACCCGCCAGTTTTAAGATCACCAAATAACATCATTTTAGCAAGATCACGTTTGATCTCTTTATCAATAATGCGATGTAGTGGTCTAGCACCCATTTTAGGATCAAAACCTTTTTCTAACAACCAATTAGTTGCAAACTTATCAATCTTAATACGAATACCTTTGTCTTTAACCTGATCACGTACTTCATCAATGAACTTGTTAATAACTTTTACCATTGAATCTTTACTTAACTTGTTAAATGTAATAACACCATCTAATCTGTTACGGAATTCAGGCGATAGGAATTTCTTAAGATCTGCATCTGAATAGTCTTTTTCTTGAGCACCAAAACCAATTTGATTCTTTTCTGCAGTTTGAGCGCCGGCATTAGTAGTTAAAATTAATACAATGTGACGACAATCAGCTTGTTTACCATTTGACCCTGTAATAAACCCGTTGTCCATCATTTGTAATAATACAGTAGATACGTCAGGATGCGATTTTTCAATCTCGTCAAACAATAGTACAGCATTAGGATTCTCTTGAATTTGTGTAATCAAAAGACCTGCATTATCTTCAAATCCTACATAACCAGGAGGACTACCAATCAGTTTACTAATACTGTGTTTCTCTTGATATTCTGACATATCAAATCG